AGCAAGTAGAAACTCTGCATTAACCGAATTGCTTAAACCGTTAAACAAAGAGAAGGCAGCAGTTATGTCTGAACTTTTAGAAAATGTATCCACTGGGAAATTACAGTCGGCATACGATAAGTATTTGCCAGCCGTGCTTAACAATTCAGGAATAAGATTGTCCGAAAAGACAACTTTAAATGAGTCTCGTTCAGCCGTTACTGGAAATAAGTCTGTTAGGTCACAAGCCAACACAGAAAACACCGACAACAGCAATGATAATGTCGTAGAGCTCAAGCGTTTAGCCGGGCTGAAATAATTGGTCAACTTAAAGGAAAAAAATATATGTCAACCAAACTTTTAGAAAGTCGTTGGGGCGAAACTAAAGATGCACTGTTGGAAGGTCTGCAGGGCTCACGTCGCACAACAATGGGTGTTATTTTAGAAAATACCCGTAAACAACTAGTAGAAAATGCAACAGGCGGAGCAACACAAGCAGGCAACATCGCTGCACTTAATCGCGTTATCCTTCCGGTGATTCGACGTGTGATGCCAACTGTTATTGCTAACGAAATCATTGGTGTTCAACCAATGACTGGCCCGATTGCACAAATCCATACTCTGCGTGTACGTTATGCAGATGCTATGACTGATACCAGTGGTCTAGGGTCAGCTACAAGCACAGCAGCTGGAGATGAAGCTCTTAGCCCGTTTAAGATTGCAACTGCTTACTCTGGTAATACTGCCACTGGCCGTGCTGATAATACAGCCGCACTAGAAGGCGCACCAGGCAAACGCATCAACGTGCAATTGCTCAAACAAGTTGTTGAAGCAAAAACTCGCAAACTGTCAGCTCGCTGGACGTTTGAAGCAGCACAAGATGCACAAGCTATGCATGGTTTGGATATCGAAGCAGAAATTATGGCGGCCCTGGCTCAAGAAATCACAGTAGAAATCGACCAAGAAGTTCTAGGTTCGCTACGTGCTCTTGCTGCAACAGAAGCTGCATATGACCAATCAACTGTTAGCGGTACTGCAACTTTTGTTGGTGACGAACATGCTGCACTTGCTGTTCTTATCAACCGTGTGGCTAACAAGATCGCTCAACGTACTCGTCGTGGTGCAGGTAACTGGGCAGTTGTTTCACCAGTTGCACTAACAGTATTGCAATCAGCTACAACTTCCGCTTTTGCTCGTTCAACAGAAGGCACATTTGAAGCTCCAACAAACACTAAGTTTGTAGGAACACTGAATGGCGCAATGAAAGTGTATGTAGACAGCTATGCATCTGATAGCACTCCGGTGCTTGTTGGATACAAAGGCGCAAGCGAAACTGATGCGGCTGCTTTCTACTGCCCATACGTTCCATTGATGAGCAGCGGCGTTGTACTGGATCCAGCAACCTTCGAACCAGTAGTTGGGTTCTTAACTCGTTATGGTTATGTAGAACTTACAAACACTGCATCGAGCTTTGGTAACGCTGGCGATTATCTCGGAGAAATTACCGTTTCTTCGCTGTCATTCCAATAACAGCAACAAGCAACAAAACCAAAAAAAGCACCTTCAGGTGCTTTTTTTGTTGAACAGAATTGAACAGAAGACATTCACCCGATTGTAACTAAATAGTTAATGATCTATAGTACTGCAACAACTCGAGCAGCAAATCAATTAGTTGCTGAAACAGCAGCAAAGATAAACACATATATTCTAGGTGAGTTACATCTTACCTCTGATGTGTATGCACTAATGAGTTTACCTAGTAATGTTCAAACCGTTGCCCACTTTCGAATTCCGTTCTCGACATTGCACAGTGTTAAGTATCTGTTTAATAAGCACGTTCGACCATTAAAGCAAAATAACTGGCACGTCTCGGGACCAGTTGTTAGAACAGTAGGCAAACAACAATTTTACGAGTTTTTCCTAGGTGCCCCCTTTTCCGCAGCGGTAGCATAAATATACATGTTCGCAACGAATTTATGCAGAACCCATCTGCGTAGGATCTAGAACATCACATAAAGGAGAAACAACATGGGACGTCCATTAAATAAAAAATATTTCGGAAATACAGTAGCTGGCGGATTAGGCGGTGAACGAGTAGCGAGTGTTACATTAGATGCACTCGGAGCATATACTACTAGACCGACTTTTGTATTTTCAGACCCAACTATTCCAGGCGGAGTAACAGCAACTGGTACAATCACATCTGAAGCAGACACTGCTACTGTATCTGGAACACAAACCGCCGCTTATCAAGTCGGTCAAGTTCTATCGATAGGTACTGCAGGAACAACGTTTACTGTTGCTACGTTGGCCGCAACGGCAACCTTAACTACTGTAGCAATCACAGGAACTGCTGGTGAATTTTCGTGCGATGCCGCAGCTCTATACGTAGGACAATCACTCACGTTAAGTGGCACCTGGGGCGGAACAGGATCGGTCGTAGGATATACTGACCCAACAACGTACTATGTTAAAGCCACAACAGGAACTACATTTACATTAGTTAATTCATATGCAGCAGCAATATCTGGTACTGGTGGTGCGATAGTAACAACGGTAGGAACACCAACAGGAATAACGTACACCGTAAACGCCGACGCAGCACCAGCAGCAACAGTTACCGTTGCTGTAAGAGGTACATACGAGAGCTTAGTAAGTGGTGCTCAAGCGACAACCACAGTGGCCGGCGGCGCGGGCGCACTACTGACCGTAACATACAGAGCAAAATCAGTTGTTATTGTTAACGCAGGTTCTGGCTATACCGCCGCACCAACGTCAACACCAACACAGAGTGTTACGTTTGCGTCGGTAGTATTATCGTCTACTACTCAAAATGCAATAGCAGGGTCGGCGTTTGTAACTGGAGGACAAAATAGAACAAGTATCGACATTGTTAAACAGACTGGCTCGCATAGGTTCTTAGTTAAAACAGTAGACGGAACAGGTGTGTGTAGTTTAGTTACTGCAACCCCGTCGGCCGCAGGAGAAATGACCATTGTTGCAACAGACAGTGCCGACGGAACATACTTCGTTACTAAACTAACTAACCGGACTGCTAGATTAGTTCCAGGTACAGGAACTCAGTTTGCATCTGGAGCAGTAGTACCGTGGAATTTGGTAACCGCAGTTATTAATGTGTCAGTAAAAGTAGCAAGCAATTAATACTATGTCGCATTCTTTAATAAAAAAACGGAACGTACTGAATAGAGCAAAGTTCCTATTGTTCAACGCCTCAACCGAGCTATCATTAGCTTGGGTCGGATTGTCATCAATGGTCTTTGGTTTGTTGTTACTCTGGCCTGGGGTGTCTTTTCATTACCCAGAATATCAGATACTAAGCAAATTTGCAGGTGAAACTACCTGGGGAGCATTGTTTTTAGTGCAAGGTAGCGTTATGATATGGGCAATGTTGGCCGGGTATAAGACTAAGTTTCTGTTTTTATCTGATACAATAGTAGGGACGGCACTATGGACAATAACTTGTCTGTCGATACTATTGTCTGTGTACCCGCCACCGGCTGACAGTGCCACTACTCTTGTCTTAGCAATAACAAGTTGGTGGATCATGGTAAGATATCAAATTCCTGACATCACTTCGGGAGATTCGATTAACTTACATATGAAACAAGAAAGTGAGTTACGATGAACCTGTTGAATCTTGACTCGGACGTAACAATAATACTGAGCATAGTAGCAGCGTTAATAACAGGCGGATTGGGATTGCGAAGAGCACAATCGATGTGGTCCAAAGATGGGTCTAACATTGCCCAACACGGAGCAAATTCTGCCGGGTCTGACACCCAACGAGCAGCTCAAGAAGCACAACAAGCAATAATCGAGTTGATGCGTAACGAGATGGAAAGAATGAGTGCAAGTAACAAGGAGATGTTAGTACAGCTAACTGAGTTCCAACGAAAAAACATTCAATTAGGGTCAGATGTTGCGTCGTTAACTGCCCAAATTGGCTCGTTTAGAACACAAAACATTGAACTACAGGCAGAAATTGCTAGTTTACGAGAAATGTTACTCCGGTGGGACTCAAAGTGTAACTCGTGTGTGTTTAAGGCAGAAGTGTCGAAAACAATGGGAACAACCGGGTGTTTAGATTTAATCAACAAAGGGCAGTAATACAATACGATAATGTCGTAGAACGATAAATAATAGTAGAATATCGGAATATTCAACTTACTTACAGGAGAAACAAAATGGCTGCATTTAACAAAATTAACACGTTCGTACAAGATCTGGGAGCAAAGAAACACAACCTAGTGAGTGACACAATTAAAGTGTACCTGACTAACACCCTTCCTACCGCGGCAAACACAGTGTATAATCCAAACGGCGGGGCACTTGATGGCCCAGCAGATTTGGCAACAGCAGGCGGGTACACAACAACAGGAACAGCAGTTGCCAGTCAAGGCTGGACTAATACAACAGGAACATCTGCTTTCACTGGAGCAAACGTTGTGTTTACTGCTACAACAGGGTTTGGTCCGTTCCAGTATGTGGTGTTATACAACGACACAGCAACGAACAAAGAGCTAATCGGGTGGTACAACTACGGATCAGCAGTAACATTGCTTGCGTCTGAGACGTTTACAGTTGACTTTACTACTAACACAACTATCTTTACGATAGCGTAATATGACTGATTTTGTGATCACCACTGGCACTGGTAACTTTGCTACAAGTGGCACAGAATCAGTACTAAAACAGAGTTACATAGAAACGACAACTTCGGTTGTCGTTCCTTTATTTGTCTTAACAGGGACAGATGCTGCCTTACGTCAATACAAGGTAAACATTAGCTCGGGTGCATTTGCAGTATCAGGTACCTCGGCTAGTACTCTTGTTAATCGACATTTATTATCAATCTCAGCCTCGTTTACGTTAACCGGCACAAATAACGACATAGACGAAGATCACATTCTTACATCAACACCAGCGGCATTTGCATTAACTGGTACACCGGCAAACATTTCTAACTATAAGTTAGCAACCAGTTCTACTTTATTTGCACTAACTGGCACAAATAACGATATAGACGCAGATCACATTCTTATATCAACCCCGGCGTCGTTTGTATTGACTGGTACAAATAATGACATAGACGAAGATCATATCCTCCGCCCAAACTCAGTGAACTTTGCTGTTGTTGGTACTAATGTTATTATTGCTAGGTCAAGAGTAATTATAATATCCCCGACGGGCCGTGTGGCGTTGTGCGACACTGGTGCGTTCACTCTAGACGGAACACCGGCAAAAATAAATGAACTGTCGTTAATCAGAACTCAAACCGGAAGCTGTGTGTATGTTGGCACCAGCGCCGCTCTAACAAAAGGATTACCATTAACCGCAGCAAGTGTCGAGTATTCGTTAGTTGCTGACCCGCTGCGGTTAATAAAGAAAGCAGAGCTAATAACAGTCCCTGCGAGCATACAAGTACACGGTATCCCGTGTAACTTAAATAACCAGCTTGAGTTAAACACCGAGCCTACTAATTTTGTAATTTCGTTTGCTGACAATACTGTTGTCAAAGGGAACCGATGTACCACAGAAACTCGTTTATATACAGTTAGCGGAAGCAACAGTACTTTAACTAAAGATACTCCGTTTAGTGCAGAAACTGGGTTATTTGTATTCCAGGCATCTGAGATTAACTCAGTTAAAAAATACCCACCTGTTATTCGGTTGACTGGAACTACTATTGCTCTTCAGTGTACTAGGCAAGTTCGCTCAGTCACATCTTCTTATACGCTAGTAGGAAGTAGCAATGAAATTATAGCTAGTTATACATGCTCGACTAGTACCAGTTATTATGAGTTAATTGGCCAACCCAATGTATCGAGTGCTATCCGCATCCTACTAGCAGCACCTGCTGATTTTTCGTTAACTGAAAATACAGCAGCGTTAACTCACTCTCGAATGTTACTTGACGAGCCGAACTCGATAATACTATTAGGCAGCGGAGTACTCTTTAATCAGAACTATTCAGTACAGGCCAGCAATAACAGTTATATGTTCGTTGGGACAGCAAGCGGTCTAACAAGAGACTTGAATTGTGAAGTACAATCCAGTTCGATGACAGTAGTAGGCACCAGTGTAAAGGCATTATACCAACACAAAATAGTAGGTGCCAATGGATATTTAGTTGCCAATTATACGTCTAATGTACTACTAAGACCAAGGACATTAACAACTACCCCAGGGGAGGTAAGAGCAACTGGTCAACGAGCAGGGCTACGTGAGTCAGCAGTAAAAACAATAACTGAGTCGATCTCGTTTGCATTAACAGGAACAGTAGCAGTATTAGGTGAAGATAGTGATTTAGTATCAGTAACAAGCAACATTGCGTTAGTTGGTACGGCAGTCAATTTGGTTAAACCAAGAACACTAACAACTACCCCAGGAGAAGTCAGAGCAACTGGTCAACGAGCAGGGCTACGTGAGTCAGCAGTAAAAACAATAACTGACCCAACTTCGTTTTCATTGGTAGGAACAGTAGCGGTATTAGGTGAAGATAGTGATTTAGTATCAGTAACAAGCAACATTGCGTTAGTTGGTACGGCAGTTAATTTAATTAAACCAAGAACATTAACAACTGGTACAGTAGCATTGCGGCTAACTGGTCAGCGGGCAATTGTAACAAAGAACAACATAACATTAACAGCATCGCCGGCGTCTTATTCGGTAGTTGGGGTAGGTGACTTCGATGTTAAGCACGGTATCAGAGGAAACTCTGTTGCAGTGTTGATGACGCCCAGTGATAGTTTACTGCAAACAACCAGGCGCCTAATAGGGGATACCAGTGGCGTCCTTCTGTCGTCTGAGGTTGTTAGCATTAATAAGTACTCGATTGTACAACCAACATCGGCTGATGTTCACCTGACACCCAATGATGCTGTATTAGACAGAACAGTAGTCGTAACTATAGTGGCTGAGTCGGGCAATTTAACATGTAACGGTAATGCTGTTGCTACCACACAAACATCTATACTAATTTCGGTTCCCGCTACAGTAATAACAAGCAGCACCGACGTGCTGTTGCACAAAGGGTATGCATCACTAACAACAATTCCGCATCACTATACGTTAACAGGAAGCACTGTTCAAAACAAGAAAACCAGGGTGATAGCAGGAGCATCTGGTGCATTTTCAGTTATCGTCCCACTACTGGGGAATCAAACAGTGTTAGCTAAATGGGTACCAAAAGAAAATAAGTTTCAGACTGTATTAGATAAGTTACCAACGAACGACTATAGAATAGTTAAGTTGTCAGCAATAAATACAATAACACTTAAATAATATGAAAAATATACTAGTAGAAAAAGACCCAGCAGAGCAGTATGCGATTACCTTCGACTTTTCAAACCACGTTAAATCGATAGCAACGGTGTCAGTTACATGTGAGACTATCGTTGATATTACTGAAAATGTTGTAATTGTAAGTCAACTCGACGGGTGGGTTAACTGCGACGTAACTGATATCGGAAAGGTGGTTAGAAATTTAACGACTACCCACGATGGATATTTGCTTGCATACAACAACGACCTTCGAACAATTTGGGTAAAACCGAGAAAATCGGTGTTTGCTCTCGAAGAATGGGAGATTGTAACTGGAATAGGCACAGGTACAGCAACATCTGTTACTAAGCTAACTAACATATTGTACCCAGATACAACAAATATCGCGACAACATCGGCCACTGTTAACCACGGCGTTGTTACACAAGTATTATCTGGAGGTCTGTCAGGGAATACGTATAAAGTGAGATGTACGGTAACAGCAGCAGAAGGAGTTTTTGTACTAACATGCATTCAACCGGTTCGTACGATCTAACAAGTTGTTAACTTTGGTTGTTATCACATAAATACACTAACGCAATAAAGGAAAAATCTTGTTACTAGCTCAACTTGAATTAAACGAAGCAGCCGAAGTAGAATTTGGCATCGAAATACACGGAACTGCTGAAAAAACATCTGACATTCGATTTATAATCGAAGGACCGACATACGGTATCGTATGTAAATGCACTGAGAGCAACGGAACTATAACTGCGTCGATTCCTAAACTTAAAGGTATTTTACCAGCAGGGCAATTTGATGCGAAGTTGGAGGTTGTAATCGACGGAAAATACTTTGTTCCATTGAGAGAAAGTATTGAGTTTAAACCGTTGGTTGAGTTTGACGTTACGTCAACAAAAGCACGACCGACAGTCGAAACAACAGTTAGCACACGAGCAGTTAAAGTTAAAGTAATAGAAGAAACTGATAAAGAGTCAGAACCCGACGATACATCGACTGTGTCTACTGTAAAAGAGCCACAGCCAGCAAAGGTCGCGCAACCTAATTCGACTCAAGTTAAAGGTGACACAAGTGGAAATGCTCCTGCTGAAACATGGGATCAGATAGTTAAGAAATCAATTACTCGTCCTGACAATGCGCCAAAAGTAGAAAAAGGTGGGTTTGATTATGAATCGCCGGCTCCATTCCCAGCTAAAAAGCAGACAACAAGAACAGATAAACCACAAACTACAAAGCAAGAAGACACTACTTCGAAGGAATCTGCTAACTCCCCAAAGAAAACGAGTATAAACAAAGAAAAAGCTCAACAAATTCTCGAAAAACTAAACGGGTTTAAATCGGCACTGTCAAAGATTAAAAGTAAGGATGCAACTTAGAGCAGGTTCTTAACGACTTCTAGCTTATCCATCACTGCGTTAAAGTTAAATGTTTTCCAAACCCCTGGGTGTAACGGGGTAGGGTAATCAGCCAAATGTACCCATGCGTATCCTCGATGTTCTAAATTCAAAGTGGGGACAAACTCAGTATCAACTACTATCAAGAATGTGTAATAAATAAAAAGCTGCTCGCTAGTAAACGTTTCAATAGGAACAATCTTGTTGTAACTAAAGTCTATAGACAGTTCTTCCTTTGCTTCACGGAGTAAAGCCTGTAACGGTCGCTCGTCTTTTTCGATCTTCCCACCAACTAGTCCCCAGGTGCTCCGATGTTTTTTTAGCGAGTCACGAAGCAAGAACAAAAACCGCTTAGACGACGTACTATATATTAATGCCCCTGCATTTCGGCTTCGCTTCAAAGAACAATTCGCCAATTGCCGTTTATATAATGACCCTCTACTGACTTCACCCATTGGTTGCTTTCTAGTTTATATTGCGAACCAGTTGTGGCGTTCGTAACATATTTAATGTCAGTTGCCTCAGCCGCAACAAAACTAACAACCCAATGAGTCCCGTTGTATTCGATAATGTCGTTCTTTTTAGCAACAAGGTCTACGTTGTCAGATCCTCTCCAGGCCAGCGCACCTTCACTGTTTAATATAGACCCTATGTCGTCTAGTATCAGAAATCGGTAACCGACTGTCGGGGTCAAGATAGTAGCAGTAATATTCACAGTATACGGGTCGATTATTGCGTTAATAGCAGGCACCGAATTAACAGGAAGAGTATCAAGGAACGGTGAAAATAGTAGCAGCAACGGATCGGTTGGGTGGTATGCAACAGTACCGATAACTTCGGTACCAGTCCCTTCTTGGAATAACCGGATCTGGGTTACTCCGTTTACCAGCTCACCGTACATGTTCATTAGCTCTTGCCAAGAAGTAGGCCTTACGTTCGGGTCGTTGATGGGGGTGTTTATTGTGTTGTTTGTTAACACTGCATCTGACTCTTTGAGTAACCTGAGCGTGTTGCCTAAGTAAAGTAAATGCACACCCATTGGGGTTAAGAACCTACGAGTCAACACTGTACTATTTGCTAAGTCTAGTATATCCGGAGATAAGCTGCCAGGAGTTAAGTTATCAGTTGCGCCAGTTACGTCGTATATGTCTGATATAACTTTTTGTATAACACCGAGCTTTTTAACTTTTGCAGGAGTGCTTAGCCAAATTGGTAATTCGAATGTCATCGTAGCAACGTCGATCGAGTCATCGGCACCCATTGGGACGTTCCTAGAAGACCAAACAATGTCGTTTAGGAATATGGCCGACAAGCTAGTCCAGTCTAAGAAATTGTCGGTGTTCTGAATTTCTAGCTCAGGGTTAAATAGAGTTGATATCTGCTCGACGATTTGCAATTTTTGATCTGTGCTACTGGACCAGATATCTAGCTTTAATCCTAGCTTGTATGGTACTGGCATTAACCGTTCTACGGTAAACGAATCGCCTCTATTTTCAGACCATTCGTTTGTCTCTTCGTTATACTGTCGCTCTTTTATGTGTATTTTATCGACGTGGTACGGGTTCAATATCCTTGGTCGATCGTATGTTAAACTTGTAATGTAAATTGACATCATTGGAACCGACGACATCATGTTCTCAGTATTACCTTTTAGAATCTGAGCCACTTGCCTACTAGAGTCTCCATATATAACTGGAATTTGTTGGTAGGTTGATATGCCCAATGCATTCTTGCTGATCTCAACCTGAAAGCCAGACATAGCTCTAACAAACTGTGTTAAGAATCGTCTAATCTGTCCTGTATAAAAAAATTGATTCATGTTTTCCTTTTAGCTCGGTCGAGCTTTTAGTATCTCAGACAATGCTTGCAACTCGGGTTGCACTGTCCCGTCGTTATCGACGAATGTTTGCTGGTTGTTAACAAACGAACTCTTAAGCGACTTGTTCTCTGGACCACGGTTAAGGCTGGTGCGTTGAACATCTTCTACTTTATTCCACCTGACTCCGTCATATCGAAATAGCCTATTAGGCAAGTAGTCTAACCTTAAATGGTAATCTCCGAAACCAGGGTTAATTGGAAAAGTAATGCCTGACGTAACTGGATATCCGTTGGGGGCTAAACCATCCCCAGTTAAGTACCCGTCCCAATCACCTTTCCTAGGAGTTATAACATCCTCGTTTGTTAGTTCTATTCCCTCTCCGGGCATGTCGGCACCCTTAAAGGTAGTGTAGAGTTTTGTATTGTCATACCCACTCATTGGTACGTCGTTGTTGGCTTGTTCTACAATCGCCTCGTTAATGTTTAAATATGTATCGAGTTGGCTAATCACTGAACTAACAGGAGTACCAACATTACCTGCCTTGATACTATCTAACAAGCCCTTGTATTCTTGAGAGTCTACCAATGGGCTTAATTTAACTCGCCACAGGTGCGGGTACCAGATAGGCGAAAACCCCTCTGCTGGCCATGAACAATCAGATGCAACGTAGTATCGCTTCAGCGACGCAGGGACGTCTGATATATCTGCGTAATCATCTTGAAGATTTTGTAACTCGAGTACATCACCTGCCATAATAGACCGACCCAATATACGGACCATGTCGTTGAGAGGAAAAGTAACAAACATTGTACCAGATGACAAAAATAACCCAAATTGGCTAAGATCAAAGTCCTGGTCTGCCTTTGTGTATACGCCACGAAGGTTATATATAGTAGTGTCGTATACCCTGTCTCTGTTTTCCATAAAGAGAAGATCTTGAATGCTGCGTTCTGTAGGATTGATTATTTGCGGCTGCGTTGCATCGCTGCTGGGCCCAGTGTTAGACGGCCCCAGATATTTATGAATATGTATTCCCACCCCACCGACTTGATACATCTCAGCGATTCTCTTGTCGATGAATTTGTAATCAAAGGTCTTCTTTTCTCGCCACATGCTTAATCTAGCCAAAATACGTCTCCTGGGTGTTATGTATTTATATTAGCAGCCTGGTTGACTTGTTTGATGTTTGGTGTTAATATAGTACATTATGATAACATCATCGCTCGATTACTCGGTTAAAAGAGAACAACTGTATAGAGTTGTAGTTAAGTTGCTACCACGCAGAGATGGAATTCGAATGCTCGATGCAATTGACAAATTGGTTACCGAGTTAAGTAAAGCAGAAGTGATTGCTCGCAGAGAAAGAAAAGTTAGTACACGGCAGACAATAGAGTTACTATCATTGATTAACACTAGAATCGAAGAATTCGAGTCAATTACCTTCTTCGCTGTATTATGCTCAAAATAAACAAAGGACATTAAATGAGTGCAAAGTCAGATAAACCAAAAAAGATATCAATTAAACCTGTTACTAAGAAAAAACCTCAATCGTTGCGGTCTTCGATCTCTGAGGACGAGAAGTTCCTCGGATCTGAGCCTAACTGGGACACAGAACGAGCACTTGCACTAGACAACAAAGAGTTTGATCGGCTTTTAATGAAAAGTCTTAATTACTACAACTATTTCTTTTCAGTAAAAGATCTTAAAAAATACGTAATTGCTTGGTTAGAAGATCACTCAGATGTGACCGCTGCTGACATCGCAGTATACAAAACGGCGCCAGACTCGGATACTCCGATTACAGTGTGCAGTTTACTAAAAGCACAGTCGGTTGGTATGCCTCTTAAAGAACCGCATAAACAGTATATTCTAAACGCGGTAGCGCGGGTAATAAACAGTGCGTCTCAGAAAGAACCAGTGACAGAAACAAAAGTAACAACTGGGTATAAACCTACAATTCAAGATCGAATGCGTGAAAAGGTCTCGATTGTTATCGGAGAAATAGATCATCAGATTGATTTAGTAACGCACAATAAAGTACCAGAGTTGAACGTCTACGAGCACCTAACAGCGAGCACCGTTCCTTATGCGTTTCTAGGAAAAGTGTCGTCTACAATAGCTGGATATAAGAACGAGCTAGTTGAGGCCGCCAGTGGGTCCTGCGACCAATTAACTGAGTCATATAGTTTCTTGTCTAAAAAAGACATTAAACGGATTGTTGCATATTTAGATAGCATTCAAGCTGATTTAGATACGTACGGTAACCTAAAGAAAACCTTAAAGAAAGCAAGAGTTAAGAAACCAGTCAACAAAGAAAAGTTGGTTTCTAAAATGAAGTACATGAAAGAGTTTCCAGCGTTAAAGATTGCAAGTATCAGCCCTGTGTCTATAATTGGCTCTGTTGAGTTGTGGTGTTATAACACAAAAACACGGAAACTTGGGGTGTACGTAGCGGACTCTGCATTCGGTGTACTCGGGGTTAAAGGAACAACTATTACAGGGTACGACCCAATGAAGAGTGTGAGCAAAACTCTGCGGAAGCCAGACGAAACGCTACGTGAGTTACAAAAAGCAGGGAAGGTTCAACTCCGAACATTCATGAAAAATATTAAAGCGATAGAAACGAAGCTAACAGGAAGAATAGCCGACGAGGTGGTGTTGCTTAAGGTCCAGTGATAAATAATAACACTGAGAGACATATATGCCAACAATCGGATCTACTAGCATCACAACACCTACTACATTAGCGATCGATTCTGCAACAAAGCATAGCATCGTTGATTACATTAGATTCAGGTTAGGCGACGAGATGGTTGACGTTGAGCTCGACCCGGTGCATTACGCTCAGTCGATCAATCAAGCCATGCTAAAGTATAGACAAATCTCTCAAGCTGCCCATGAAGAAGGGTACGTCTTTCTCACCTTAACAGCAGATACAGCAGATTACATTCTACCACCCGAAGTGATGACTGTTAGGCAAGTGTTCAGGCGTGGAGTCGGGTCAGTGACAGGGAATACAGCAACATCG